CCCCTTCGGCTAGAAGCCGCGACCGTCATAATGATGACGGCAGCCAACGGCGAGTTAGTGCAACTGCGCCGTACAGTGCAGAACGCTCTAAATGAAGAGCATCCCTAGAAACAGGAAGGTTTTTCAAGTCTTCCAGCTTTAGGAAAGCTTTCATTAGTGCACCGTATCCTTCTAGGTGATCAGTACGATTCACCCCCCTTGGAACCCAGGCCCTTACTTCGGGGCACTGGAATTTTCGTGACCACCTTTCGGCAGTCCGATATCCGAGGAAAGAGATACGGCCAAGACCGGGACTAGTATCAGATACATAGGGCAAAGGCCCTAAGATCCGTTCACATATTTTAAACATGAACGATGCGGTCCTCCAATACCCTTTCTTATAGAAAAGGTTTGCGGTTGCCACATAGGATATTAGTCGATCGGCTTGCTGCCTGTTCGTAGGACGCTCACGACGGATGTATGTAGGTGTTACCTCATACCCCTTGTAAGCATCGACGCCACATGACTCTCGAAAGTTTCCACTAACGAAAGTCTTATTGACGTTTACCTTGCAATTGTACTTTTGCAGGTAATCGAGAACAGTCACCGCATTCGTCGAAGGAACGATTATATCGTCCCCATAGACGTAGACATCGCGAGTAACAGATTTAACGTTACTCCGAGTCACAGGGAGTTTGCGATCCGCCAGAAGGGCCACTACACAGATCGTGTAGAAGTACATGGCCTCCACCGGAAAGCAAAGAGCACTGCCCATAGAAGCAAACTTCTTAAGAGGAGACACTATAGTCCCATTAGGAAGCTTAGCTCTAGTCGATCTACATGCTTCAATAGAATCCTTTAAGATCGGATTCGCATTGAACATCTCCATAGCAAGATCATGGGGAACCCGGTCACTTGCATCAGAAAGATCAATCGTTGCTAATTGACCCGTAGACGACGCACTCAAAGCCAGAGACTGATTTATTGACTGATCAGTGAAATTCACATGACCAGCTGACAAATCGTTCGACTCTATCGCCTCCAATAGGACGCGAAGAATCCCTTGTTGCGCATATTGCATGCAGCAAGGCTCTATAGCAATGATGCGGGGAGATTTGAGCGTTTTAGGAACTGAAATTACCCTTACAGGTATTTCATCTTCCTCTGACAAAATCGTAACCTTTTCGAGCTCCTTTGAATCACAAGGTGTACCTAAAGGGTACGCATTATCGATTAAAGGAAAGTAAGGCTCGAGACGATTGTGCCAGTAACTCCAGTCATACTTCTGATTTCCAGAAGCACCTTCTGAAGTAGCACCAGGACCGTGTCTAGG